TAATTGAGATGCTATGTAACCTTTGAAATCGTTATCTCCGATATTCTTAAAGAAGTCCACTACGTTACCAAAGAACACAATCTCATACTCACTCACCTCACCATTACTTGTATAACTTGCTTTAAATTGGCAGTTACCTTCAAGAATCGGTATAGTATCAACCGTGATTATTGCGTTTAGTTTTAGCTTTGGATTGAACGATGCGAATTGATACGTATTCTCCTGAATAAATCCAAATATCTTTCCGTTGGTTTGCGTTGCAGGAATGCGAAAAGTACGCGAGTACGATCCACGCGGTTTTAAATCTTTGATGTCACTAAAGTTGAATTGTAGCGCAATCGTCTCGTTTTCATAAAGGTCGACCAACGTAGGTACATTGTCGCCTTGTGAATATATTATAAGTGCTGTTTCCATTTAAAATAAATTAGGGACATTCGCCAAAACCAATAGTTACATAAATATTACCGCTAACTGTCGCGCTTCCCGACCATCCTGGCATTTGAATATTAAAGAAATTATCAGTAGTTGTGTGAGTACCCCAAACACCACTTGCAATAATTGGAGTTCCTGAAGTTTGTAACCCCATTAAACTCGTTCTAGTTCCACCACCCGTTACAATATTTCCTAAATCTATATATCCGTTTCTTATGATTGTAGATGGACAATTAAAGTTGTAATCTATGCGCACATAATAAACTTGTCCTGCGATTGGCGTATTACTTGAAGAATCATTTACATCAACGGTAATGTATCTATCTCTTGTTGAATTTGTCACAACTATATTAGCGGCATTCCCCAAATTAGAACCGAGCGTTAAAGCAGAACTTCCACCCAATTTTGTAAATACGTTATAATATTGACAAGCTACAGGCGCAGGAATTGGGAAAGGAGTATTTATAATATTTAATGTTTCATTGTCGTTGGCAATTTGTAGGCGCAATGTTTGATTGTATTTGCGTGAATTTCTTTCTCTACGCATTAAGTAGTTGTTGTCTTCAACTACAACTGGAACAACCGAGTAACCATCTACGTTATCATCTACCATCCAAACCGATTTTGAACGGAACAAATCGCGCATATATTTAAACTCACTTTCGGTAAGCCAATTTGAATTTAAATTAAGGAACGTTTTAACAATCGGTTCGCGCTCGGTTAGTGAACGTGAGAATGCTTCAGTTGAAAACGGATTGTCAGTTGTCGCGTTGTTATAGTCGCCTAAATATTGCTTATATCGTTTCTTATCCACCTCAATGGATCTTTCGTTTTTCTTTATGAAAGAATAACTATCCCAACCGCCCATTTGATTGAGCCAATACAAATGAACTGGGTTATACTTGCAGTCACTCTCAACCCAATAACCATATTTTGCGGTTACTTCGTTATCATCTGCATCAACACCTACTAAAGTCCAGTAAGCGGTATTATCCGCAGTTGTTTGGTCTATATATCCACCTTCCAAAAGGTTCTTTAATCCCGTTGGTAAATGAAACAATGAAGAAAACCCTGTTAAAAATGGTATTGAAAAAGTAGATATAACCGTTCCAAGTTCATCATATAACTCAAAAAGAAAATTATCAATATTAAAAAATGGATAATTCGTATTTAAATAAGTTCCATCATCTGCAATCCAAGATAGTATTCTATATGCGCTATCTTCTTGCCCTGAAACATTTGAACGAGATATTTTTTGCCAGTTTATTGTTTCGCTTTGAAGTGATGCAGGAAGGTTAATTGCAGTCGCTACCGTTTCAGCATTAAATCCAAGCGTATTATCGTAGGCTTGGCAAAGTGCTAATGGTTTGGTATCGTTTGTACCCATAACGATAAAATTCTGCTTACCGCTACCATACACGCACATTAACTGATACGAAACTTCATCAGTTGTATCTTCAGTAAATACTCCGCCTATGTTCCAACCTTCCCAAATTGAAACTCTAAACTGCATTGTATTTAAGGAATATGACAATAAAGGCTCACTAATATGTACTAATACATCAGTTGTATTATATACCATTGGAGTAGGCGTCAACTGATTAAATATAGTTTTACAATTAAACACACCATTTAAAGCGGCATTAGGTGAAACGTAAAACTTATATGGAGTTGTCGCATCAGTTATTTCAACTATATATTTAAAACCATCTTCAGCAACGTTAGAAGATTCAATCGTTACTGCTACGTCATTATTTGAATATGCAAGACCGCTAAATTCATCGTTTCCTTGAGCCGAAAGTCCTGTAATTTTTGTCGTTATCATACTTTTATTTTCTTTTGAAGGTTATCTTCAATTACAATTTTTATTTCTTTACCTAAAGCCTCTGCAAATTGTGGCTCGTAAACATCAATTAAATCATTAACAGCATCGCGCCAATAATAAAGCGGAGGTATACCCCTGCGACCTATGGCACGTGCAATATTGAACGCAGCCGCTTCAATTCTTTCGGGTGTTTGCTTAACTATCTTTCCATCCAAAGAACGAACCCTAATAGGTTTTATTTTCATCCATTGAATAATAGCTTCAATAGGTGGACGCTTTGAATTTGCTCTACGACCTTGCTCAACTACATCAGCATACTGACTCGCTTTACCTTTGGCAAAGAACTCTAACTTACCTTTCTTTGCGTTGTAATAATATGCAAGTGATCTACGTAATGTATCAGATGCAACCGCCCGTCTTTTCTTTCCTTTAACCGTTCTTGTAACACCGAGATTCTGCATTGCCTTTTCGACAACATCAGCACCAAACTTATTTATTAAATTGTTTAAAGGACTATTAGCCATTTATGAAAGTTAAATAAGCGGTGTTTGGATCTTGTATCAATAAGTCAACAAAAGCATCTATGCCTTTGGTATCTAATGCAACGCGAAACAAATCATAATTTTCTGATTCATCATACGCAAAGCAAATATTTTGCTCTAAAACGTGAATAATAGTCACGCCTTGTTCTTGAGTTATTATATATCTCATAATATTGTTAATATTGCTGAAGCATTACTCATTATACCCGTAGCGGTTGTAGCATTATTTACTATTTTTATACTAACTGAATCAAGACCCGAAGTAGAAAAATCAACAGAACCTGTAGTATTAGAAAATGCACCCCCTGCGCTTCCTGCTGCTATAACTATCGTCAATGAAGTATCTACAAAGCTTTTTCTTAATGTAATCACACAACTTCCTGTAGCTGGTTGACCCGTTGAAATAACATAAAATTTTGTAATATTACAAGGGCTTGGTAGTAAAATTCTTCTTTGATATTCATTAGCAAGAGTTACAGATCCCCCAATAACAAACCCTACATATACGGTACTCGAAGCTGACACAGTCATATTAGAGTAATTACCATATAATACTGATTTTGATAATTTACTATCTAATTGAGTTTGAATATTTGAAGTTACCCCACTTAAATAACCTATTTCAGTTGATGTAGTTGCAGCTACCGCTACCTTACCACCGCCATCAGAAACTAACGCTCTATAATTGGTAAGGTCAGAACTTACAATAGTAGTAGCAGCACCTGTTATAGTAGCTTGTTTATTATTAAAAGTTGACCAATTCGCCGAACTTAATAAACCTCTATTTGTAGCGGATGCAGTTGGTAAATTGAAAGTGTGCGTTGTTCCTGTGGATGAAATATCGAAATCAGTACCCGAACTACCCGCTACCAATGTTTGAGCAGCACCTGTTAAACTATTTATAGCCGTTATACCAGTACCCGCCATTATACCCGCTAATTGGCTAACGGTCAAGATAACCGAAGCCACAGATGGAGGAGGTGAACCTGCAGGATAAAATTGCATCTTAACGTGCGTATGGTCGGTTGTACTCCAATACAACTCATAATAATCACCTGCCACTACATCAAGTAAATAATTCCAACTTGTAATGGTATGCCCACTTATAGCACCGTGCTTTTTTGGTATTGAAACGAATCCTGCGCTACCTGTAACATCACTGCCATTCAACCTTAACCAAATGGTTACATCTTGCTCAGTGTTATCACTATTGGAAAACTGCGAACTGAATTGAAGGTTATAGATTCCCGTATTGGCAAAAGTTATGCGCGTTAAATTCGTGCCATTGCTCACAATAGATATCCCATTAGCGATATCCGTTGTTCTAAATATCATTGCCAAACCGACATTTGATGATGGCGCGGTTTGCGTTACGTCATCTTGAAATTGACCATAGTAACCCGTTGGAGTTGGTGTTGTATTGCTACCCCACTTTAATCCTGTCGCTGTTGTACTATCAGCCAACAATACTTGAGTATCTAACCCTACTGGTAACCTTGCATCTACTGAAGCATTGTGCGTGAATAAATCTCCTTTGGTTGTTAGTGGACTACCGCCACCGCTACCAATAGGTTTCCAAGTGTTATCCGCAGCCAAGTAATCAGTTGTGCTACTTGGTTGGTTGGTTGTATATTGTACCTTCTTTGCCATTAGTCTCCGATATAAGGAATATCGCAAGCATCCCACAAATAGTCTACCGCTAATTCAATGGATAATTGTACACCCGTTAAAACATGGCTAAACTCTTCTACAAATGGCGAACCGCTTATTGGTGTGGTTAATACTACCGATTCATCGAAGATATTACCTAACTCAAGCATATTAACGAAATCGGAAGCCAACAAGATGCAGTCGCTTATCGCTTGTTTTTGGTACTCTGTCTTTTCGTCTTTATCTCTTGGAAGGTCAGCAAAGAACACATCGAATGTGTACGAAAGTTGTCCTTTATCGAAACTTATTCCCGTAGGGGTTACGTGCATCCAGGGATATTCCGTTTCCTTTTCTAAATCCGCCTGTGCGATTTGTCCGTGAGTGAATCTACGTATTAAAGCGTGTTGTTCTGCGAATTGCTGAAACTTGCTTACCACGACATTATAGGTATAAAGTGAAGATGCTGTAGCCATATCTTAAAGACGCAAAAGGTTACTTTTTTAGGAGTTGTTTTTGAAAAGAAAAATAATCAATTCGATACGATAGATGGGCGAAGATGGTGCTGGCTTGAGTTTCTGTGATAGTATCAAATTTAGTGACATCCCTGTCCGCTAACTCTTCGATGACATGAAACCATCCGTAACGTTCGCTTAAATCGTTTGTTGCCCCACCGCTTCCTTCATCATCGTTATCGCCTTCTCCATCTCCATCATCATCGTTGTATCTAAATACTCTAGGGAAACTTTCAGTAATTCGTTTTCGATACTCGAAAAAAAAACCAGCGCACCATTCGCGATTGATAGCGGCATATCATCAAACACTTTTGCATTGCTTAAATGTTCTGCGGTGTAAGGCTCAATTTTGTACTTTGTGCCAAGTTCCGAGTGGATAGGTCGGTAAAGGATTGAAAGGAGTTTATTAAGGTTCTTTGGAAAGTCTTTGCAGTTACTTTCTAAATCCAACCATTCACCAAACGAAATCTTATTGATGTCGGGAACGAATCCGTACTTATTCCACTTGTACTTGTGTTCAGCTATTGGGTTTTCGATTACCGATTTGAATGCATCAATCACCTTCGTTATATCTTCAGGTGAAAGTTGCCTAACGTAGTCCTTTGGTTGTCCCATAATTGCGGACACCTGTCCAATCTCATTGCCTTCGTTGGTAAGAAAGTCAACGTATTGCTTAACCGTTATCGTTGAATAGTCAAGTGTTAACTTTACTTTACTCATCACCTAATTGTTGGCTTATTAACTCAATCCATTCCTTATACAAGTCGGTCATTGATGCTTTGGCTAATCGTTTGCGTTGCGCAGGTTGTTGTAGCCACATACCAAACATCACACAAAGTCTGTATGTGTGGTGCATTTGTTGTTCGCGTTGTTCTTCCATTTTGTTAAATGATTTGCTTATAATTTGTCAGATATAATAATTTGTACTGGCGCATCGGCATCGCCTACGATTGTGTTTCTTGCCTGTTTAGGTTTGAAGTATTCAAGTGTCTTTAAGTACAACTCACTTGCTATCATCTTATCTTGGTCATCTCTCGACTTCCATAACTTGTCAAGGAACGAATTGAATTGTTCTGCTTGTTGTCCTGTAATCGATTCACCGAGTGCCTCCCATTGTAAAGTTTTTTCGGACTTCGCACCTTTAGGCTTTAAACCTCCGTGACCTTTCTTTAATCGTCCTTGTTCGTCTCTTTCCATAACTAACTATAATTTATGGTTTTAGCAATATATTTTTTAAGTTTGGCTTAAAGTACAATTCACTTTTCATAACCTTGCCATCAGCACGATAGATAGGCTTTCCTTCCTTATCAAGTTTGCTCATATTAGAACGGTGTACTTCATCGAATAGTGCCTCTAATTTGTCCTCAATTTGCAGGTTACAAGCATAACCGATAAGTAGATACATTTGGTCTATAATCGCATCCGCAATCTCAACGTGGTTATTGGCTTGGATCATCTCTTCGAGTTCTTCAGTAACCAGAGCTTGATGAAGTTCTTTGTCGCAATCGTGTACGTTGTTAGATAAGCCAAAAGAAGCTCGGAACTCCTTTACTTGTTGTACTTGTTTAAACATCTAACTTGGTTTTAAAGTGGTTAATTAGTTGTTCCATCTTATGGTCGTAAAATTTAGCAAAGGTAAGGAAGCCTTCTTTATCCTGTTCCCATAACTTATATAACACATTGCGTAATCTTTGCCCGTTGCTTTTCTTTTCAATCTCAAAATCGGCTTTGAGTTCGTCAAGAACCTCTTTCTCTTTAGACGCAAATTCTTCTTCTTTTAGAGCGCAATAAACAAACGAATTTTGGAGACTGAATATTTGCCCCGCTTGGTCGGGTGTTAATTCATTTGTGCCTATTACAATAGCAGTAGTCCGGTCTTTACGACTTTTGATAGATTCAATTTGTGCGGGTAGTATTATCATTGTTGTTATCTATTACAAATATAATCATTTTTCAATTAACTCCATAGTTAGGTTTTTAGGTGAATAAAGATTTAAATCAAATAAATCAAAATTCAATCCTATTTAATTATCTCTTTAACTATAATTGATAATTACTCATTGTCCAAAAGTTCCAGTTAGGCTCTGGCATTAGTAAGGATTCTTTAACTTCCTCTCACCACTACGTTGCACCTCTGCATTGCGTAGATTTATTATTACTAATGTTATTCGCTATCCAAGAAATCTCACTTGCGTTACCAACTCGGAATAGCGGTTCTTTTCACAATCGCTTTTATTAGTCGCTTAATTATAGTTACACGACAAGGGATTAAAACGGGAAAAAACCTTATTGACCTACCTAAAAAAAATCCCCCAATGATTTAAACGTGTTGAGTGTCCAAATCAAAGGGGGAAACCTTAAGAATCACTCAACATTACAAAGATGCACTAAAATACAATCGGTTGCCTTGTTATTTATTCACGATTCTTCAACAACCCAAACCACCATAGGGGAAAGGTAAAGGAAGTGAATAGCATACCTATAATATTTTCAGTTGTGAAACGAATGGAGTGATAACGCATCAGTGTTAGAAAGAAGCCAATATGTAGTAATACGGTCGTCAAATACGACATAAAAAAGAAATGTAGCAGGCTCATTGCTTTCTTGGTTTTCTTCCACGTTTTTTGGGTTGTGGTTGTTCGACTTCATTTGTATCTAATAACAACTCGGAATCTTCGCGCTTAAGTTGGTGCGTTAATTCATCAACTATCTTCGTGACACATCCAATACAATGTCTCAACTTAATAGGCTTTGTGTCTCCATTTATAATGGCTTTAAGTTTACCGAGAATGGATCTCTGCTCACCTGTAACTACTCCCGACTTCTTAATAGTTGCAATTAGTTCCTTTGCCTCTTCTATTGTATCATTGTCAGTTTGTGCTGTCCACATTTTAGCAGGGCATTCCTGAAGTGCCATTCTTGCTTTAACATCCATAAAACATCCGCAAGGTTTGAACTTAACTCCGTTCATCTCTTGCCATTCGTTAAATGGATTTAATTTAGACAATGCAGTACCACAAGTTCGGGTTGTGGTATTAAAAATCGGACAGGCTTTACAAATGCTCATCCGATACTCAAACATTTCTTTATTCGTCATACTTAATACATTTTTTTATTTCTTCTTTGGCACGTTTTACCGTGTCGTATAGATAGCTTACTGGTATTCCTGTTTCGTTTGATAGTTCGCGGTAACTAAAACCATTCATAACGTATAGATTAAATACCTCGCGTTCAAAGAATGGTAAGCGACTCATTAGGATGTCAAGTTGCTCATTGGTAATTCTTGCCCCTATCCAACTTTCACGGGCGTTGTGTACTTCTATTTCAAATTGATATGGCTCAAGGTCTGTCCAATTAGCTTGGAAGTCACCAATTAACTTCTTATATCGGGTACGTGGTCTTATGTATTCCCACTTAAGAGAACAAATTACATAAGAATCAATATCGTTAATCTTGGAAGTGTCAGTTTCAAGGATGTTTAAAAGTGTAGAGTGTAAAAGTTCATCCCCCTCAAATTGTGATGCGGTTATATTCCTCGCAAAAATGCGGTATTTGTTATATTGTTCCTGCGAAATAACCATCTATAATCTTTTGCGCCTCTGCAAATCCTTTACATATAGACGCATAATAACCCCTTTTGTTTAGTTGTTTGATCCATTCCTTTTGTTCCTTACTTGGAATGCCTTTATCCGTCTTTAATTCAATGAATAGACCATGATACTTTTCGTTTGGTTCGCAGATTTGAAGGTCAGGAAAGCCTTTAACATATCCAGTCGCCTTCATTTTAATAGCTTGTTTCATACTTGTAAACATCCCACCTGCTGAAGCGCAGTAAATAGCAGTAGGATAAGCCATCTTTAGGTACTGAATTACCGCTATTTGTACTCCTGCTTCGCCTGAATAGGGTTTTTTCGCTCTCGGTTTTAATGAATTGACTATCTTTTGCTTCATAAATCGAGATAAAAGTAATTTTTTTTCACCTCTGAAACCCGCGTAAAATCAAGAAAACTAAAAAAAGTTTTATTTTTCTTTAAAATTTATTTGGAATAAAGAAAGAAATGTATATATATTTGCTCAACAAACAAAAACAAAGAACAAATGAACAAC